TTATATCTTTAATGGTTCTTGATTTGAAATTTCTTTCACCTTCTGGTCAATCAATGCTTGAGCAAGTGCCCGGAGTTCAGGATCCATGTCATCACCAAGATGGAAATGATCAATCATTTCTTTACCCCACTCTATCATGTAAAGCAAGATAATCCTCTGATCAAGTTGTATCCCCATTGACTGAGTGCGTCTTAAGTATGATTGGTAAAAAGATGATTTTTTCTTCATTTTTTCTTCAGCTGTACCCACTGTTTTTGAAGCCATGATGGTATTCCTCATATCCTGCAAAATCGAAAAGAATGCACCAAGTTCAGCTACTCCTGCCAGATAAATACAAGTAGGTGGACACCTATCTGGTGCACATGCAAATACCCAAGGTGCATATGGTGACTCAATTGAGTCTGGTGCAGTGGGATCACCTGAAGAGGCATACTCAATTAACTTTTCTATGTCAGGGATATGGTTTTTGTCCAGAACTTCCTGTCTTTTCATAAAGTATATTTGATTCCTACTCAAGAACTCAGTCTCACTTGCTGGGGCACCAGGTCTCACTTCAGGTTTAATAAAGGGACAACTTTTGTTAAGGAATGCCTTGATTCTTTCTGGCCATTCTTTTACAAAGAATGCAAATCCAATAACACCCATGACAGGACTTATAATGTTGCGGACTTGAATTTGTGCTGGAAATAAGCCGCATACTATTGTTCTAAACCTGCCAGGTGTAAGTTCTTCTGCCTTCATTGTTGATTGTGCAGTAGGCATGGACACATATAGATGCTTGGGTCTTCGGATTCCATTCACATCTTCAAATGAACTGTCATCTTTAAACCTGATTCTTGTCCCTTTATTTTCCTTCACAGTCTGACGACCCCTTGTTGACAACATATAAAGTGCTTTAAGGATGATAGGTAGTGCAAAACCAATGACATAGATGCCTATACTCAGCCAGTCTGCAGTTTGCCCGCTTGGTTCTTCAATATCTATGGCATTCACATCAAGAACATTTCCATATCTGAGGTTTGACCTCTCTTTGAGATGATCATCTGGCTCAATCCCAGTCGGGTCAGCAGGTTTCTCAGCCATTTTCTGATGTGATACCATGTCTGCCATCTGTCGTTTGAAATCTGCCAGCTTATCTTCCAATGCTGACACAGCCTGCCGTCTAACCTGTAGTGTGTTTTTGTTAACATCATCTGGGTCCATCTCAACGGCTTTCTCGGCATCTTTAAGCTTCTGACGGGCCACAACAAGCTGCTGCTCATAGCGAGTGATATCCTCTTGTATCTCTTTGAGGTTGCTCAT